AGTCAATACAACTCCAGCTGTTCCACTATCCCCTCTAAATTTTCCCTTCCCGGAAGTTGCAACCTGAGATAGTAATCTTTCAAACTGTGGGTATTTGTCAATTAATTTATCAGATATTCCCTGAGAAACATTTTTTAGACTTTGTTTTTGTTTATCGGTATCTGGTGCTTCTCCTGCTGTTTTTTGAAGGCGACCTATTGCTGAAAGACGTTCAGCATCACTCATAATTTCTTTTTCTATCTTTCTTCTTTCTTCTTTTGATTTGTCGCTATGAAATCTTCTAACATAATCCCTAGCAGCAATTTTATACATACCTTTCAATTCACCACCTTCAGCTGATGCCAATTGAGCTCCAGCACCCTTTTTCATACTAACACCAACTCTATATTTTGGATTGTCAGGATCGTAAACTTCTAGATCTCCTTTAGGTGTTTTGTCAGTTCCACCTGCAGTTTTGAATCTCTTAGATAATTCTTCTTGACCACTACCAGTAACTCTAGATGGCAAACCTTTCTCAATGGCACTCCTAAGTTTCTTTTGTTTACTTAAAGCCAATACTCCACTGATAGAGTCATCTAAAAAGTCGTTGTAAGTTTCTTCGTCACCATCTTGCCTTCTCTCTTTTTTAGAAAATTCTTCATCCCCAGCATTTTTAAAGTTTAATGGATGCTCTGGATCAGTTTTTGCTTTCTGCACCTCTTTTTTTATTTCCTTTTCAGCTTCTTCAAAATCATTGGATAATATAAGATCTCTTATTTTTTTATTTTCTGAATTTGCAATAAAATAATTCCACAGTTTACTCTGCGAATCTTCATCATGAGTTTTATTTAATTTTTCGCAAATTAATATAAATTCCTTAAAACTTTTCATTCTACTAAAAAAAGGGAGGTCTGCAGCACTCCCCATTATTTATTATTCAGTTGTTATATTCTATTTTATCAAACTTCTACCGTGATCAGTCGGGACGCATAATCATGAGCATACGAAGTGCGGGCACCATGATGCCCCCATCCAATCCAACTATACGCATAGTTCATGTAGCGATCAATAGACTTACCAGGCGTCTTCATCTGGTTTTCTATACGTTGCCACTGAACTTCAGTAGTTAGATAACGAAGTTGCGTGTTAAGTGATGATGGAGAACCACCATATCTCTTAGCAAAATCACCCAATCCATAATAACGGTTGGCAGATGTCCATTGAATCAGTCCGTAACCACGTCCGCAGTTACTCCAACTGGTTCTGCTACCACCTTCGCAAATGTTAGGAATAAAAGTTGATTCCTGACGAATATTACCCATGATAGTAGCAAGGGCGTTTCTGTCTTTAATACCACGCTCCTGGAAGAATGCCAGGGTAGCATTTTCATGTTCATTACACCCTTTACAAATTAGCCTTTTTTCTTTTGGCTTTGGTAATGCAACCTCGCGGATTGCTGTCTTCTTTTCATCTACAAGGTCAAATTCTTTAATAATAGAGAAAGGTGCTTGTCCAGGAACTGGAGGGGGCGGACCTTGCATCTTGTAGTTGACGAATGGCAGTGATGCCGTACTGGTTGTAACCGTTGCCAGAAGGGGCAGGGCTACTGTAAAGAAATTTTGCACTAAATTTAATTGAACTCTACATCCGTATAGGCAAAGGAGAAGTTCCTCTTTCTCAAGAGGCAGTGCCCACGGCTCTAAATCAAAATCAAAGTCTCATACTAAAAAACCCTGCTCATAACAGGGATTTTTACATAATAAGTTAATATTTAGGATTTGTCAAGAGTTTAGTTTACCGAACATCAATCTCTTGCTCGTCCGACCAATCATCATTTTCTAGGCAGAGATAAGTGATTTCATCCTCATCTTCAGGAAGATTAATCCACTCATCAAACTCTGCCAGAAGTGCCTTAGCATTCTTGTGTCTGTCTGCTTCATGTAACAGTTCGATTTTATCCATTGCCCAGTCACGAACGTGGTTAACTGGATCAATCCGTGTTTCCATAGTAATCTTTTCGGAAGTACCTGTTGAGGATGTTGCTATTGTACCAGGCTGGGGTTCCGTCGTCAAGGGACTCTGTGAGAACGTTATGGTTGAAGAGTCTTCTGGTCTCCTCAAAGTTTGTTTTGCCCTTTGTTTTATGTAATGATAAGATAGTTCGACTAAAATTTTGTCTACCAGTTTTGATAATGTCTCCCTTAAGTTCCGGACAGGACCCATAATAGTTTTTCCAATCAGATTCGGATTTTACCTTTCGTTTTTTGCCCTTTGGCGTTCTGAACGACCAAAAATATTTTCTACCAATGTATTGTCTTGAGTTGATCTTATTGGTAATGAGATAAACAAAACCAAAGTTGTCCCCAATATCAGCACTGGTAAAAGGAACCTCATTATACATCCAAGGGTTTTCATAGTCAATATCTGTACTCATCAATTATATCAAGGACTTCGTTGATGTATTTATGGGCTAGTCCTTTCATATCCATTTCTGGGCGGATGTGATCTTTATGTAGTTTATCCTTTAACTTTAATATACGAACTTTTATTTCGTCTTTAGTCAGTTGATTCTTAGGCATAAAAAATGGGGAGATTACTCTCCCCTATCTATAAAAGATTAGTTATTTGTACCTAACCACTCTTTACAATAGTCATAATCTCCAAACATAAACTCATCACATTCCGCTGCCTGTCTATAGGCATTCATAATTTCTTGTTCGCACCATTCATCATAATTGGAATCCTGCGAAAGTATTTTTGGTAACATCTTGCTTAATACCTCCAACTACGTAACTCTCAACTTCCGTTTCTTGAGGGGCTACCTGAAGACCTTTAGAAGAAATCCAGTGCTGAGTCCAAGGAAGTGGATTATTGTTTGCTGAAATATCATATTGGGGTTTTAGTCCAATTGCCTTAAGTCTTCTATTTGCAATCCACTCTACATATTGCTGAAGAAGTTTATCATTAAGTCCAATCATGCTCCCATCTTTGAACAGATAATCTGCCCAACGCTTCTCTTCATTCACTGCGCGATCAAACATTGCGTATGTCCACTCTTCCTCCTCTTTCATAATTTGCTTCATTTCCGGATCATCACCATCACGCCACTTATTAAGAATGTTCTGGGTGATTGCTAGGTGTTGGTTTTCGTCTCTTGCGATGAGAGAGATGATCTTGGCGGATCCTTCCATAAGCTTAAGTTCACCAAAGGCGAAACTACAAGCAAAACTAACGTAGAAGCGAATACCTTCAAGAATGTTAACGTTGGCGACTGCTCTATAGAGTTTTCGTTTGACATCATTGATTGTTTCCTTGGCGTATGAAACTCCTTCAAGATTGTGTAACCAGGCATTGGATGCACCATAACCTTGTGCGGATTGAATGAAGTCATCATAAGACTCTGTGACACTCTTAGCACGCTCTAGAATGCGGTTGTCACTAATGATGGTATCAAACACCTCAGATGGATCTGAATATACGTTTTTAATGATGTAAGTGTATGAACGACTATGGATCATCTCCATAAACCCCCATACTTCCATACACGCTTCCAATTCTGGAAGTGAGCAGTATGGAATAAATGCCATACCAGGACCACGCCCCTGAACAGAGTCAAGCATAATCTGATACTTCAAGTTAGAAGTGTAAATATGCTTTTGCTCAGGACGTAGTGTCTGATAATCTCCTCTATCTTTTTGGAGGGAGACCTCCTCAGGTCTCCAGAAATAACCAAGTTGCTGTGTAGTTAATTTATCGAAGATTGGGTATTTGTATGAATCGTATCTTTGAACTCCTAAAGGTGCTCCAAAAAACATTGGTTGCTTTTTGGTATCTACCTTTTCTGTATTGAAAACCGTCATTCCTTTGATTTCTGTTTTTAAATCTTCTATTGAAGAAATTTTAAAGTCAAACTGCGCAAGACTCACACTCTCCCTCCTCTACTGAACTTAACTCACCAATCAAATCTTGAAGATTGGGTTTTTCTTCTACCACCTCATCAGTCTTAATGTCATAAGTGTTTTGATAGTAAGAAGTTTTCCACCCGTACTTGTATGTAGTTAAAAAGTCATTTGCCATAACCGACACTGGAACTTCATTATCTGGATAGTTTTCTGGATTATAACTCCAGTTACCAGAAATTGCCTGATCAAAGAACTTTTGCATCATAGCAACAATATTAATATAACCACGATTGGACTCCATATCCCAAAGAAGCGTGTAATGATTCTTAAGAGACTGATATTGAGGGACAATCTGCTTAAGTGGACCTTTCTTGGATTTCTTAATGGACAAGTATCCGCGAGGTGGTTCGATTCCGTTGGTTGCGTTTGACACAACGGAACTACTCTCCGATGGCATTTGTGCGGACAGTGTTGAGTGCCTGAGACCGTGCTCCAAGATAGATGCCCTAAGAGTTTCCCAATCATGATCCAATCCAACAGAAGAAATTTCATCCACTTCTTTTTTGTAAGTATCTATTGGAAGAATTCCATCAGCATACTTGGTACGACCAAAGTATTCACAATGTCCCTTTTCTTTAGCAAGTTGATTGGACGCTTTCAAGAGATAGTACTGGAATGATTCAGACAATCCATGAACAGCATCCCATGCTTCCTGAGAATCATAATTGAATCCCAGTTTTGCCAAATAGTGCGCTAACCCGATGAAACCTACGCCAAGCGAACGACGCGCCTTGGTGGCGATTTCTGCCGCCTTTACGGGGTAATGCTGGTAGTCAATCAACTCATCCAGTGAGCGAACGGAAAGGTCACAAAGTTCTTCAAGTTCCTCATCGGATTTAACTTTTCCAACATTAACTGCAGAAAGAATGCACAGAGCAATTTCACCCATAGTATCATCAATGTGTTGAATGGGATCGGTGGGCAGAGTAATCTCCTGGCAGAGATTGCTCATATTTACTTTATCCTTGAAAGATGAGTGGGAGTTGCAATGGTCGATATTCATGATGTAGATACGACCAGTTTCAGCACGCTCTTTTAGAAGGTCCAGAATGAGTTCTTGAGCTCCAATAGTCTTTCTTGGAATAGATGTATCTCGTTCATAACCCACATATAACTCGTCAAATCTATCAGTGCCAAAAGCATCATACAAACCAGGAACGTCGTGTGGAGAGAAGAGTGTGATTTCTCCGTTTGAGATGAAGCGTTCATAGAAGAGTTTGCTGATTTGGATAGAGTAGTCTAACTTACGAACTCGGTTATCTTCAGTTCCTTTGTTATTTTTTAATACTAGGATATCCTCTATTTCTTGGTGCCAAATGGGGAAGTGGACTGTCGCGGATCCACCTCGTATGCCATTCTGCGTGCAACAACGGACAGTTGCTTCAAACTTTTTGAGAAATGGTACAACACCCGTGTGTTGAACTTCTCCACCTCGGATTTTGCTGTTGATGCCACGGATTCTACCAGCGTTGATGCCGATTCCCGCCCTCTGTGCAACGTATCTGCCAATAGCCATATCACTAGTAAAGATACTATCGAGGGTGTCATCAACGTCAACAAGCACACAGCTAGCAAATTGTCTAAGCGGAGTCCGCACTCCCGCCATGATTGGTGTTGGGATGTTGATTTTGTGTCTGGAGATTGCGTCATAATACCTCTTTACATATGACATTCTAGTTTCTTTAGGATACTCTGCAAAAATAGTCAGAGCAATCATCATGTACATAAATTGTGGGGTTTCATATACGCCGCCACTGCTTCTATCTTGCACGAGGTACTTATCAACGACCTGACGTAAACCTGCATAAGTGAAGAGATAGTCGCGGTCATGATCAATGTAACCATTAGCACGCTCAATCTCTTCTTTAGAATATTTGTTGAAGATATCATTATCATATACTTCTTGATTTACACAGACATAGATATGCTGCTCAAGAGATGGAAGTTCTTTCATCTTCCCATAAAGTTGCTTGCGAACAGAGAAGAGAAGTAACCTTGCAGCAACATATTGATAGTTTGGGTGATCTAAGTCAATAAGATCACTTGCACTGCGAATTAGAATCTCTTGAATCTCTGCAGTTGTAATTCCATCATAAAACTGAATTCCAGACTTCATCTCAACTTGACTTGCAGATACTCCTGCAAGGCCTTTACATGCCTCTTCAACCATCACATGCATCTTATCGAGATCAATGCTCTCAACAGACCCATTTCTCTTTTGAACCTTTAGACCGTTACTCATATTTTCTTCCAGGTGGTAAATTTAAGTTTTGCTTCTAAACCAGAGTAAGTATTTAATTCTATCACAGTCTGGACATCTAGTCCAGATAAAACCATATCGTTAATGTCCTTCTCTTTTATTGTTGAAGGCCATATGACGACCCTCTCTCCTCTATTGATAACTTTGGATATTCTGGAGTGGATTTCGGCATTACGAGGTTCGTTATCATAGATCCACACACAATTGCTAATACCCCACTTACTAAGATCACCGTCAGCTCCACAAAGAGCAATCGCGTTGCGAATGAAAGTTGAGTCGAAGGGACCTTCTGTAACATAGACAGTTTCGCCTTTTTGTATTTCATCGAGACCATAAATTTTTGGTGCATCATCATCAAACATCACGGTAATATATTTAATCTTGTTGGAAGTTAGAGATCTACCCTGAATCCCAACTAAGTTTTTATTATAAAACAAAGGGATTATAATTCTTGGTTCATCAAACTTAGTATCATCAAAGGTCTTCTTTATAGAATTAACCCATGCTTTAAATTTATCTGCATAATAAAATTTATTTGGATTTAGTTTCCTATCTTCTAGATACTTTTTTGCCTCAGAATTTTCGGATGCCTTGGGAAGATCTATTTTAGAACTGAACTTAGGTGCTTCAAATTTAAACTCTGGGGTTTCCGTTGGAAAGTTCTTTCCACTATGACCCTCTTTA